CGCCGCAGGGGACGCCGCATGGGACGCCGCAGGGGACGCCGCATGGGACGCCGCATGGGACGCCGCATGGGACGCCGCATGGGCCGCCACACGGGACGCCGCAGGGGACGCCGCAGGGGACGCCGCAGGGGCCGCCGCACGGGCAGAGCAGAAAGCGGAACTAAGGAGAATCATTTCGTGAGCGACACGCCGAGATGTGATGCTGAAGAATGGACAGACGGGACAATACCGGCAGACTTCGCCCGACAACTGGAACGCGAACTAGCTGAAGCCAAGGCAGAGATCGAGCGTATGCGTAAGGTGGTGGATGCTGCTATTGCATGGCGACATTTGGGCCAAATCCGTGACATTCCCGGTGGCGAAGACAACCTAACCGCATTAGCCTATCTAGATAATCAAGTGCGCGAATACGAGGAAAGCAAATGACCAAGCGAACGAAAACGACACGACAGTCGTCGCGCGGGTTCCCGCGTGACGTGGTGCGCCCGGTGGGCATGGTGACGCAGGTGAGTAGCCATGCACCGCGCCTCGAGAGCACGATCAACCCATGTCTGCTCGAGGCCATGCGTGCACGGCTCGAGGGCGAGAAGCGGGGAGAGCGCAACGGCTTCCGGTTGGGCTTGTACGTGGGGTGGGTATCGATGTCCGCGGCCGTGTGGGTGCTGATGATCGTGGGGGTGCTATGAGACACCGCAACAATGTACGGCGCCCCGCGAAGGTGGCCGACAAGCCCGACGCGTTTCACAGAGGCGCCTGGACGACGTTTAGCGCGTCGAAGTGGGTGAAGAAATACGTGCAGGGCAAGGGCTGGGTATGGGTGTCGCGTCCCGTGACGCTCGAGGATCGACGCGCAAGAGCCGAGCTTGCGCGCCAGTTATCGTTTGGATCGGCAGGAGGTGCGTGAGCCATGACACACTACACAGTGTTCGTGCGGAAGATGACGACCGGGGAGTGCATGGCCGTCATCGTATGGGGCGTGGCATTGACCGTGGTTGTCGGGTTCTTGCTGCGGGAGGCGTGGGAGGCGTGGAAGACATGGCGTGTAGAACGCGACATGAGCGAGTGGGCGAGGTTGTTGGAGCGTCACGGCAAGCCGTTGAGCGCGAGAGACAAACGCAGTTTTATCGATGAGGGGATTGGGCATGATTAACACACCTGACGACGTGGTTAAGCTGGCCTTCGCAGCTATACTGGCTAGCGTGGCGCTGCTGATTCTTGTGTATGGCGTGGTGCATGTTTACTTCATGGTTCGCGAGTACCTGCGTGATGCACGCGCCGTGAGAAGGTGACAGGACATGACTGAACAGGAGCAAGTTTCGGTGATGATTCGCACGCCGGATGAGTTGCACATGGTTTACAAGATCGGCGACGAGACGCACGTGCTGAGGCAGGAGGCTGAGAGCCTGACAACCTCGCCCATCGTGATCACGGTCTCGCGGGAGATCGCGCAGAAGCTGATCGAGGTGGGCATAGGGCTTCGCATCTTGTCTTCGGAAGAGGCGCTCGACAACAGGCGTGCTACGGAGGTGCACGCGGAACAGCAGCGCGTGGGGCTTGGTTACGGCAGCAAGCTCTCATAATAAACGCGTCTGCTGCACGTCACGAGGCCTCGGGCATGTATATTATGTGCCCGGGGCCTTGTCGTCTGTATATATACGAAATGCAGTAGATTAAATTAAGTTTCGCTTCTTAATTTAATCTAATCAATCTGCCATATATATAGGCGTCGGGAAACGCACGTTATATATGGGCCTCGTCGCGTCGACTTGCGCCCACCCCGCCTGCATCGCCTATAATTCGCGTCACGCAAACGGCCGCTACTATTGCGGCGAGATAGGGAGGACGTGACGCATGGCCCGGTTCCAACCAGGACAGCCCAAACCCGCCAACAGCGGCCGCAAGGCGGGCACGACCAACAAATCGATCACCAAGGCCCGCGAGGCGTTCGCGCTGGCGTTTGAGCAGATCGGTGGCGTCGAGGAGCTGGCCCGTTGGGCGCGTGCGAACCGTAGCGACTTCTACAAGCTGTATGCACGCACGTTGCCGCTCGAGCTCACAGGCGAAGGCGGCGGTCCGATCAAGACGACATTCGCCGAAGCAGTCAAAGCCGCGGGGATTCCCGCGCCACTCACGCACGACGAACAGCAGCGCGTTAGCGAGACGCAGCATTGAAAGCCTCCACCGCCTCGTCGGCGATATTCGAGGCGGTGCGCATCGCTAATAGCGATCCCATCTGGTTCCGCAAGCATGTGCTGCGCCTGACCAATGATCCATGGCAGGACGAGATCCTGCAAGCGTTCGCGGACATCTTCAGGCTTCAGCGCAACGAGCCCACCGTGGTCAATCACGAAGGGCTGCGTCGCTTCAGTGTGCGGTCAGGTCACGGCCCCGGTAAGACGACATGCGTGGCGCAGATCATGCACTACTGCGGTTTCATTCGTCGGGCGCAAATAATTTGCACTGCCACGAAGTTCAAGCAAGTTACCTCACGCTTGTGGCCCACGTTTCGCGTCATCCTTCAGGGCGCCATCGATGAGTACCAGGAACTCATCAGCACGCGTCAGCACAAAATCATTTGGGCCAATGATCAGAACTGGTACGCCACGCCCGAGACGGCGACGCAGCCTGAGAACCTGCAGGGCTATCACCCGTTGTCGCCGTCCGACTTCCTGCTGTTCAACATCGACGAGGCGTCCGGCGTGAAGCAGGAGCTGTTCCCCGTGATCATGGGCACGCTGTCCAAGCCCAACGCTGCGCTGTTCATGATCGGCAATCCGACGCAGAATCAGGGCGAGTTCTACGAATCTCATAACAAGCCTGCTGTCAAAAAGTTTTGCTACGCTCGTCACATCTTGCCCGAAGAGTCGTCGCACATGGACAAGAAGTGGTACGAGGAAGGGCGCGAACGGTACGGTGAGAACTCACCGATCTTCAAGGTGCGCTACCGTGGCGAGTTCGCTGAGAACGCTGAGAACCAGCTCATTCCCATCGGCTGGATCATGCGTGCGCTGGAACGCGACGAGGTGAACGATGGCTCTTTTCCGCGCCTGCGCATCATGGTCGACGTGGCAGATGGCGGCGTGGACGAGACTGTCGTCATGGCCGCACGCCGTTGGGACTCGAATTCTCATGTGCTAAGCGAGCGTCGCTATTCATTCCCACCGGCTGAGTCTCCTGTCATGGCAGCGGAGAAAGCAGTCGAGATGTTCAAGGCGTTCAAGGGTGACAAGGACCGGGACGATTTTGTGGTCGACTCGTTGGGCGTTGGCTCTGGCACGGCTGGCATCCTGTTGAAGGATGGCTACCGTGTCGTGCTTTACAAGGGCGGCGAGTCATCGAGCAATCCCAACAAGTGGCGCAACAAGCGCGTCCAAAGTTACTTGTGCCTGCGCGATGCGCTCCGAGACGGGCACGTTTCTTTCGCTGAAGATTTCGTTGAGCGCGAGCAAGACAAGGACGATCTCATCGCCCAGCTCTGTTGGATCAAGGTGAAGCCAGGGGCTGAGCGCGTCGAGGATCTCGAAACAAAACAGGAGCTCATTCAGGCATCGGGCAAGTCGCCCGATCTCGCTGATACACTCGCGATGCTGTACGCAACGGAGCAGCCCAAGCTCCTTGGCGCGAGCATTGAGCATAGCGTAGCTGCCGTCGGGACTCTCGAAAGTGCCCAAGCCGACTGGTAAGGATATCGAACGCGCTATGGACGAAACCATCGACCATTACTTGAAGCTCAATGGCCGCAAGCCTGACCACTTCAACCTGCCCCACAACCTCTGGCTCCATTACTGTGCGGCGAAGGGAATGCTGGTGATGCAGTACCGTGGCGTTCGCTTCGTGCCTAACTGGGAAGGAATATCCAAACATGTTTGAGCGAATCCGGAAGCTGTTCGCCGACACGCCAGTCACTGCGCCTGGAACAACGGGCAAGGTGCCGGCGGGCGATGTGGCGTGGAGTGAGTCGTTGCTGTATGCAGCGAAGGGTTTTGAGAAATACAACCCGGACGAGCTCATGGCTCGCAAGGGGTTCCGCGTATACCGCAAGATGCTTCAGGACGAACAAGTGAAGGCCGTCGTTCGTTTCAAGCGAGACGCGGTGGCATCACGTCAGTGGTTCTTCAAGACCGACGAGTCGTTGCTCCCGGATCTTCCTCCGGCAGCTCAGACGCCATCGAGCACGCCTCCCGATGCTCCCGACGCCGCTAAGCAGCCCCCGGGAACTCCCCCGGCAGCTAAAGCGCCACCGAGCTCTACCCCCGCAACTCCCCCCGGAGCTACGGGAGCTAAAGCAATGTCACGATTCGCGGCGGCCAATGTCGCACCATTTCCACCGAAGGCTAAAGCTCCGCTCCCGGCAGCTGGGCCCGGAGCTGAAGCGACGCCAAAGCAACCGACGGAAACTCCCCCCGGAGCTAAGCCCGACGCAAGCTCTGACCCGAATGCTTTGCCCGATGCTAAAGCAGCCCCTGTCGATCCCGCAGTAGCTGAAGCACAGGCTCAGATCGATGAGATGGAAATGCGCGAGCGCGTGCTGGAAGAAGCTTTTCGCCGTATGCGTGGGTCCTTCACTGACGGGCTCCACGCAATACTCTCGTCCATGCACCAGGGCTTCAGCATGACGGAGAAGATATACGAGCCCTTCGAGTTCGAGGACATGACATGGGTGGGGCTAAAGGCGTTGAAGCCACGTCCGTTTGAGTCATTCTATTTCGACGTCGATGAGTTCAGTAACATCCGCAAGACTGTTCAGAAGTGGGAGGGACAGGAGCAGGATATCGAGATTGAGAGGTTCGTTCACTATGTGCAGAATCCTGACGTTGATCCGCACTACGGTGAGAGTGAGCTGCGCGCTGCCTATCGCTCCTGGTGGTCGAAGGACGCGATCATTCGCATGTGGAACATCTTCATCGAGCGTCACGCGAGTGGCTTCGTGTGGGCGACGCCGGATGCAAAGGATGGCCCGACGCTCAAGCGAGGAGACCCTGAGTTCACGGCTCTGCAGAACGCGCTGAACTCGTTGTCGGCCGCCTCCTCGATCATTCTGCCCAAGGGCGTCACGCTGAACTACGAAACGCCCGCCACCACCGATGCGTTCGAGAAGGCAGTGGCGGCGCACGACAAAGCCATCGCCAAGGCGCTGCTCGTCCCTAACCTCCTCGGTATCAGTGAGCAAGGCAACACCGGCAGCTACTCCCAATCGCAGACGCAGCTCGAGGCATTCCTTTGGACGCTCGAGGCGGATGCACGTCGCCTGGAGGAAGCGATCAACGAGCAGATCGTTAAGGACCTGGGCGACAAGAACTGGGGCGATGGGAAGTATCCTCGCTTCACGTTCAAGCCGATCAGCGACACGATGAGGATGGCGATCCTCAAGATGTGGAACGAGTTGCTCAAGGCCGGCGCGGTGCAAGGTACCGACACCGATGAGGCCTTCGTGCGCGAAATGTTGGACTTCCCGGAGGCGGGCGAGCCGATCAAAAAGCCAACTGCACCTCCGCTACTACCGGATGGGTCGATGCCTCCGCAACAGCCCCCGGGAAGTCCAACGCCTAACGCCCCCGAGTCAGCCGGCGCGCAGCCCCCGGGCAAGCAGCCGCAGCCGCAGCCGGCCCCCGCGCAACAGCAGCTGACGGATGAGACCATCATCGGCCGCAAGCGCACGCGTGCCACCAGCAAGCTTGCGTTGTCCCGTGCCATCAAGCGCGTCGACTTCAGTGTGATCGACACGAAGAGCACGAAGATTGCGACCGCTGGCATTGAACGCGTGCGGCAAGCAATCCGCGACGGCACGCAGCAGATGATTGATTGGCTGAAGGTTCAGGACCTGCGCAACAACCCGGACCTCGCGGGCGATGCCGCGCTTCAAGGACGTGTGATCGCACGCATTCGTAAGGGCTTTGAGACCGCACTGAAGGATGCGTGGGCGTTGGGCTGGCAGCACGGGGCGGATGAGATCAACAAGGCGGCGCAGCGTCATTTCATCGCCCGCAGCTGGCGCGACGACGTAGCGGACAAGTACATCGAGGGCCAGTCATACAGGCTCGCGGGTGACACAGCGGACAATACGCGCAAGATGGCGCAGAATGTCATCTACAACGGCATCAAAGGCGACTGGTCCATCGACGAAATAGTTACGCGCATCGAGGAAGAGATCGGCGCGACGGCTGAGGCTTGGTCGGCCACGGCTGTCCGCACCTCGGTCTTCGATGCGTTGAACGAGGCGCGCTATGCCACGTTCACTGATCCCGCTCTCAATGGATTCGTTGAGGCGCTGGAGTATTCTGCCGTGTTGGATGGGCGCACGACAGATTTCTGTAACTACATGGACGGCCGCACGTACAAAGTCGACTCGCCCGTGTGGGACACGCACACGCCGCCCAATCACTTCAACTGTCGCTCGATCCTTGTTGCCGTCACGCAGCGAGATAGTTGGGAAGAGGATCCTGCGCCGAAGATGGACCCGGAGCCCGGGTTTGGAGGATAGATGAGTAACGTCCGCGCCATTCATCAGATCGAGATAACGTCGCGCTGCAATTTGCGCTGTCGCTACTGCGCGCACCCAAAGATGCCACGAGCGAAACAGGACATGGATCGTGCCACGTTCTGGGCCGCCGTTAACCATGCCTCCGATCTCAACCGTCGCTTCGGCACGAGGGAGCTGAACCTTGCTGGCATCGGCGAGAGCACGATGCACCCAGAGTTCATCGAGTATGTGCACCTGGCGCGTTCAGTGATGGGTTGGGACGTGCGTCTAGTGCTTGCCACCAACGGGGTCTCGTTGACGGAAGAGCAGGCCAAGGAGCTTAAGCGCAGCCGCGTCGATGTGTGGGTCTCGCTGCATCGACCGGAGAAGGCGGGGCCGGCCATCGAGCTGCTCAAGAAGTATGGCGTATTGAACGGCGTCAGCGCGGATCCTTCGATCTCCGCTGTCGATTGGGCCGGGCAGGTTCAGTGGCACGTGAGCGCGCAGCGCAGTCCGTGTCCTTGGATACCACAGCAATGGGCCTTCGTGATGAGCGATGGGCGCGTGGGCACGTGTTGCTTTGATGCGCAAGGCGAGGATGGAGTAATCGGGCACGTGAGCGACCCGATAGAGAAGTGGAACGACGTTAAGCCCTACTCGTTGTGCGAGGCGTGTCATCTGGACCTGCCGAAGCCAGTCGAGGAGGGGGAACTTTATCGCATGAAAAAGGGACCAGTATATGCACACGTTTGATGCTGAGATCTTTGCCGTCGGTAAGTGGAATGGCATGTCGTTCACTGCCGATGATCTGGATAAGATCGTCGACACGTTCAACGATCTCAAGGACATTCACAAGGTGCCATTGAAGTTCGGGCACAACGACGAGCAGAAGGTCACTGATGGCCAGCCCGCTCTCGGGTGGGTTGAAGCAGTGTACCGCAAGGGCACTAAGCTGTTTGGTAAGTTCGTGGACGTGCCGAACGTGGTCAAGGATGCGATCATGAAGAAGCTGTACCGCAAGGTTAGTATTGAGCTTGACTTGGATGTCAAGCACAAGAACACGAATTACCGCCATGTGCTATCTGCCGTGGCATTGCTGGGTGCGGACCTTCCCGCTGTCAACACCCTGGCAGATCTGACTGCGTACATGGGTCGAGGAAAGCCTCTGGCTTCCAGTGGCCGTGGCGTGTTCAGTGCGATCAGCGGGCAAACAAATGAGGACAGCGAAATGGATGAAGAGGCACTGAAAAAGCTGATGCAGAGCACAGTCGATGCCGCACTCGCTCCTATCAAGAAGGAGAACGACGAGCTGCGGAGCGCCAATGCTCAGTTCAGCAAGCAGATCGCGGAACGCGATGAAGCGGACCGTAAGGAGAAGGTTGCGTTCGCCCGTAAGCAGGCGACGGAGCGTCTCGAGGCCGCGGTGAAGCAGGGCTTGATCAAGCCTGCTCAGCGCATTTCTTTTGCGAAGTCACTCAAGCTCGACGATGACGCGGCCGTTCTCAAGGTCACGCAGGAAGACATCGACGGCTTGGTCGGAAGCGAGGTGAGAATGGATTTCACTGAGAAGGGCAAAGGCGGAGGCACCGGTAGCGGCGCTGAAGCTGCCGAAGGTGCTGGCGCTGCGAAGAAGCGCGAGCACGAGGATCCTGGTCTGGAGATTCATCGCCGGACCGAGATCGAACTCAACCGCTCGGGTGGTAAGCTAACCTATTCTCAGGCGCGTGACGTCGTGCTTGCGGATGATGGGGAGCTCGCTCGCGAGTACATTAACGCCAACTCCCCGGAGTAACAAAACATGTCAACCTCAGGCAAGTTCGAGACCCTCGCGCTCGTTGCGGGTGCGGATCTCAACACCGGCGACGGCACTGGTGCTCAGTACAAAGCCGTCACCATTGGTGGCACGATTGCCGCCACTGGCAACACCGCCTTCGGCCTGATTCAGAACAAGCCGAAGAACGGTGAAGACTTGACTGTCGCCTACCGCGGCATCATGAAGGGCGTGGCGGGCGCGGCCATCTCGGCTGGCGCTCGTGTCATCGTGACCACGTCGGGCTATCTGATCACCGCAGTGGGTGCTGTTATCCCTTGCGGTAAGGCGATCAGTGCGGCGTCCTCGGGCGCGCCCGTCGAGATCATCGGCGACTTCACCCTCACCGGCGTCAGCTCAGGCCCGTAACTTACAAGGAGACGAAGCAACATGGCTACCAAGAAATTCGGCTCCGCTACTGGTCGCGACCTCTATCTGGACGTGCCGTTGTCCAACGCGCTGTTGGGTTATCGCCCGACGGACTTCGTGGGCGACATGCTCTTCCCGATCATCCCGGTCTCGAAGCAGAGCGGCAGCATCATCGAGTTCTCGCAGGCGGACGCGTTCCGCGTCGAGGACATGAAACGTGCGCCCGACACGGAAGCAAAGCGTGTCACGTGGGGCGTGAGCTCTCAAATGTATTACTGCAACAACTACGCCCTTGCCGCTGGCGTGACCATTGAGGATCGTGCTAACGCCGATCCGATCTATGCGTCCCGCTTGATCGAGGGCCGCGGCCAGCGGCTGTTGGACAAGCTGATGCTCGGCAGTGAGCTTCGCATCATGTCCCTGGTCGGATCGACGTCGAACGTCGGCTCCAGCTCGGCGGTGACGTCGATCTGGAACATTCCGGAAGGCGATGGCAATCCCATCCTCGACCTCAACACCGCCATTGACAACGTGCAGTTCGCTTCCGGGTATCGTCCCAATACGTTGCTCTTCGGCCTCAAGGCGTGGAACGCGCTGCGTCGTCACAAGAACGCACGCAACCTCGTCTTTGGCGTGAACAACGGCGGCGGTTATTTGAACACCGCGCAGGTCGGCAACCTGTTCGAGATCGAGACCGTTATCGTGGCCCGTTCGTTCCGCAACACTGCTGAGGAAAACCTGGCGGCTGCGTACTCGAACGCGTTCCGAAGCGACGCAGTACTCGCGTGCTACGTCAACCGTCAGCCGTCGCAGGAGAACCCGTCGTTTGGATACTCGTATCGCTGGAGCGCCCCGGGAATCCCCAGCCTTCAGGTCGAGCGGCATCCGTACGATCCGAAGCGCAAGTCGGAGGCGGTCGAGGTTGGCTTCTATCAGGATGAAGTCATCACCGGCAGCCGTTTCGGCTTCCTCGTGACGAGCTGCGCTTAACGCTGGGCAAGTAGTGTGACGTTCGCCCCGGGGCACCATGCCCCGGGGCATTTTTAAAGGAGACATGAACGATGCTAGGTCCGCACAAAGAAGATCCGAACTACGCTGAGCAGATAAAGAAGCTGCAACAACAGGCGAAGGAGAACGGTGGCGTTACCGACTGGGGTATCATCGACGAGAAGTCGAACACGGCCCAAGTCGTGAAGAAGGAAGAGGGGAAGAAGTAATGACTACGGGGGCTCCTGCCAAACCTCCTCGGCATTGCGCGGCGTGCGTGGCGTGCAGTGCTTCATCGGCAGGAGCCCCCACCATTATGACCACGCACACGAGAGGAGACCATGCGCTATGTTTATCGTAATACACTGCGGCGGAATGCCGTTCAATGGTGAAACGATCTTGAAGGAAGGGCTGGGCGGCAGCGAAACCGCTGCTTACTTCCTTGCCAAGGAGCTCGCAGCTCGCGGGCATCGCGTCACGCTGTTCACCAACACCGACAAAGAAGGTGAGTGGGACGGCGTTAAGTATTTGAACGTGGGGCTAATGGCCCCGCAGCACCCACTGGGTGCGCGTTTTCAATACTACGCGCAGAACACGCCGAGCGATGTTTTGATCGTTCAGCGTGTCCCGCACATCCTTGGCGCCCAGACGTTCGCGGCGAAGGTGATCATGTCGTGGCAGCATGATCTTGCGCTGAGGCGTTTCAAGCCGCCGACATGGCAGGGCCTGTGGAACTGCGACGCCGTGCTGGCCGTCAGCGAGTGGCACAAGAAACAAATCAATGAAGCGTGGGGCGTGGCGCTTGATCATATCGAAGTGGCGCACAACGGGTGTGACTTCCCGCCCGAGCGTGAAGGCTTGGTCGAGCTTCCAAAAGAAGTGGTGGTGGGTGACGGCCGGATCAACCTGCTCTACACATCACGGCCCGAGCGAGGGCTCGAGAACTTCCTGCGCCCCGAAGCGATCATGGAACAGCTTGCGAAGACCGGGAAGGACTATCACCTGTACGTCTGCAATTACCAAAACGTCACGCAGGAGATGGCCCCGTATTATCAAGCATGCTACGAGCGCATCGAGGAGATGCCGAACGTCACGAACCTGGGACACCTGACGAAAGATCAGCTCCGGGTGGCCATGCGCGTGATGGACGCGCTCGTGTACCCCTCGAACTTCGAGGAGACGTCGTGCATTACTGCGATGGAGGCGGCGCAGTGTGGCCTTCCCGTGATCGCAAGCCAGGTGGGCGCGTTGCCCGAGACGACACAAGGCGGGGGCGTCGTACTGATCCCGCTCAATCCGGCGTGCGACGATGATTCTATGCTCCCGGGTGTGGCCAAGGGCGTCGACGTCGAGGCGTTCGTGAAAGCGATCCGCAAGCTCGAGAACGTGCAGTGGAAAGAGGCACGTAGACGCGAGCAGCTTCTCATCGCGCCCAAGTACACGTGGTCCGACGCTGCCAACACAGTTGAACGTGTGGCGCGTCGCGTATTCAAGTCGGCATCGCCTGAGGCGAAGGCCAAGCACCTATTGCGCATGAGCGACATCTACGCGCTCAAGGAGTACGCGAAGGAGCAACCGTTAAGCGAGCTCGGCGCAATCGGTGATCTGCCTTACTATGACTTCGCGTTCCAGAATCGTTTCGCGGAGCATTATGCCGAGTACTATCAATATGAGAAAGATCGCGGGGTGAATTATGGTCCGGAGAGTCTTGATGGCAATCCTCGTTTTGAGTACGTTGCCCGTCGCGTGGGTGCTTTGCCTGCTGGCGTGTGTGTGCTTGACTATGGTTGCGCTCATGGCCACTACACAATCAATCTGGCGAAGCGTTTTCCCGACCGCACCTTCGTGGGCGTCGATCTCGCCCAAAGCAACATCGATACCGCTCGCAAGTGGGCCGAGGACGAAAAGCTCACCAACGTCATGTTCTACCAAGGAGGCATCGACGGTGATTCCTTTCAAGGGTCGGCCGACGCGCTTGCACTAAGGTCGTTTGATGCGATCATTGCCGCGGAGGTGCTGGAGCACGTGGCCGAGCCGTGGAAGTATGTCGACGTGCTCGGCGCACATCTTAGCGCAGCCGGCGAAATGATTCTCACGACGCCCTACGGCGCGTGGGAAGCGCAAGGATACGCGCAGCATCCTGGATGGCGCGCACACCTTCATCACTTTGACCGTGAGGACCTGCACGATTGCTTCGGCATGCACCCTCGCTACAACGTCACGGCCATTCCCGCGGGGATGGATAACCAAGGCGATGTGCTTGGGTCATACGTCACGACATTCGGTAAGCCCGAGGTGTCGTGCGGCATGGTCAACTATCATCGGAAGCTCAGCGAGCTAGCCCCGCGTCAAACACTGTCGGTGTGTATCATCGCGCACAACGCTGAGAGCACGCTGCGCAAGTGCCTCGAGTCTGTAAAGGACGTGGCGGATGAGATCATCGTGGCGGTTGATGAGAAGACCACGGATCGCACACGGGAGATCGCAGCGGAGTACGTCAGGGGATTTAGTCCTGCGACAGAGCTGCTGTTCGATCAGAAAAGCCCGCTGGAGATCGGCTTCGACGCAGCGCGCAATGGGACCATCGCCAAGGCAAAAGGCGATTGGATCCTTTGGATCGACGCCGATGAGGAGCTGTTCTTCCCGGGCAACGTGTTCAAGTATCTACGGACTAATCAGTTCGACGCGTACGCAATTGCTCAGCATCACTTCACGGTGCAGCCTGTTGGGTTGTTGCGCACCGACTATCCGACGCGCCTGTTTCGTAACGGGCGCGGCATCAAGTTCTTCGGCGTCGTGCACGAGCATCCTGAGAAGGATTTGAACAAAGGAATTGGGCAGGCGATGATGATCCACGATGTCTCGATAGCGCACGGCGGCTATAGCACCGAGCAGATTCGGCGCGGGCGCTTTAAGCGTAACATTGGGTTGCTAGTGCGTGATCGAAAAACGTATCCCGACCGCAAGCTCGGCAAGTTCCTGTGGCTGCGCGACCTCGCGCAGATGTGCGGGTACGAGATGGAGCAGAACGGCAATAACGTCACGCGCATCATGCGCGAGCGAGCGAAGGAAGGAATCAAGATGTGGGAGGGCTTGCTCGAGCTTGGTGAGTATCGCATGCTGATAGATGGCATGGATTTCTATTCCACTTGTGTTCGTGTACTGACGCACGGGCAGGGTGGCTTCGACTTGGGCATGAAGCTCGATGCCAGTAAGCTCAATGGAGGGCCGCACGTTGATCAGCAGCCACTGATTGGCGCCAGGTTCATGAGCAGGGACCACGCAGAACGCTTTATCACTGGTCTACTCAAAGAGAGGGTTGCTGACTATGAATCAAAATACTATTGAGGAGAAGATCCTCGATGACTTCATGAGCGCCGTGGGCTGGGCGGTTGTCGGCATTCACCGACACCGTCCGGAGGGAGGTTGGTATCCTCCCCAGTACCATCGCGTTCATAACACGCCGCTTGCCGCGGGGCTGAATGAGCTGGCGACGAAGATGCAGGTCACATCGCGCCCGCCCTATCAGTACATCGCGGTGGGCACGTTGACCGCTGCGCACTCGCTCGGCTCTGTCTGGGCCGGAGAGGTTTCGCGCAAGATCGGCGCAACGATCACGACGAGCAAGATGACGGCGATCCTCGTCAGCACATGGGGCGGTGCGGCGGATTCGATCACGAGCTTGGCGCTCGAGACAGCCGCGATTTGCAACAATGCGAACAGCGGGCAGGGCATTCCGCTGAACGTGCTGACGGGCGTGGCGGCGACACTGGCGAATAGCGATCTGCTCTCGCTGCAAATGAACTTCCAGATCGGCTCGCACAACCTGTAATGCCGCAGAAAGTTTTCAGCGCCGTTCCAATCAACCTCTCCGGCAACGGGGAGACGACGGTGCTTGGGCCTTTTAACGTCAATCCGAACTGGACTCAGGCTTATGTGCAGCTGAAACGCTACACCACTGCCACTCCACAGTTCCTTGCGAACCCATTAACACGTGCAGACGTGGGGATATACCTGAGCATCGATGGCGGGGTGTTCCGAAAGATTGGCGGATTCGGAGTCAGCGGGGGATTGCGGACGAATGAGCAGGGTGAAGAAACCCCCGTGAGCGATTACGCCACGAGCGGCCTTCGTGACGGGCCTCGCCGTCAAGTAAAAGTGGCCTTTACCGTGGAAGGTCCTGATAACTTTGTTAGCGAAGCAGACCTGACGCTGACCTGATGAGCATCATCACCACAAGCGACAAGGCCAGCGGCGGTGCAGTCGATTACGTCGACATTCCCGCGCCGTCCGGGGCTGCGGCAGGAGTCTTCGCAACCGTTGAAGCGATGGGCAATGGTGCGGGCAACCTGTCGATGACAGGCTGGACCGAGGACGACACGACCACGGAATCGGTGGAGGGAAGCGTTTGGTCGATTTTCAGCAAGACGCTCACGGGCGCGGAAGGTTCAACCTATCGGGTCAGCAATAGCACTACGGGTGATCGCCTGACCGGCATCGCCAAATGCCACGCGGGCGCGACGGGATACGACGTTGCTCCAGGCGCGAGCTACCGAAACACCTACGCTTCGTATCCTTCGACGATGGTGGCTCCGGGCCTCACGACTGGCGCGGCGTTATGCGTCCATCACTGCGTGGCAGGTCTCGACACTACTGTCGGTGCATTCAACAGTTACCCGAGCGGCTATACGCAAGCGCAGCTCGAGAATTCAACTGGTCAGCACATGGCCAGCTACTACAAGGAGATTGCAAGTGCAAGCGCCACCGGAGATCAATCGTTCGGAAACGACACTGGCGTCAATGGGTATGCTGCGTCTTACTCTGTCGCTCCAGATACTTCATCAATTGCACAAGCGGCTTTCGCTTTTGGCGACGATGACGGAAACGAAGCAAGCCACACGCTCGGCACTGAGAACACGAATTTCACAGGACCAGCGAACACTGCGAAGACTCTTAGAATCCAGCTGAATGCGACAGGTGATCCTGCGGCGTTCGACTTTGATCTGTACTACGACAAGGATGGAGCGGGTAGTTGGGCGATTATGCCTATCGGTGC